TTAATAAATTCACGTCGTTCTTTCTCTGTTTTAAAAAATTGTGCCATGATTACCTCCTATAGACATTCCACTGGTTCGCATGGGCGGTCTGGTGCTGTTTCTTCGGTTGTCGCTTTAACTGTGTATCCGCATAGACAACTGAACAACACAAACTGCGTATCGCCACTAGCGTTTTTAAACTTAACACCACCAACGATAGAGCCTGCTCCGATGCTATCAAACGCTTGAACAACTCTTTGTGCGTCATCTCCGCTTAATGGGATTGGTGCACCGTCTTTCAAGTTTAGTTCGATGTTCATAACTCTTTTAATTGCCATCGTTTCTCCTCCTTATTCATATTGAATTGTGATTGTTATGTAGCAATTGCAGTTAGTATGTGCAGATGCTGCATATCGTGTTTCGTATGTATAAATAAACTCTTTTCCGTCGCCTAACTCGATTATTTGTCCGTTGACTAGGAATGGTTCATCTATCGGGATTGTTACGCCGTCTAAGGCCTTGCATACATCGCAAGTTTCTTGTAGTCCGCTTGTGTGCCAAGTCTTATAGGCTCTTGCTGTGCTGTCCTTTTCTAGTAACGCATTTGTTACTTCAAGGTCGGCGGTTTGTTTTAAAATCTTTTCTTCTGTTCGTCTGATAGCTTCAAAGTTCACATCGACAAAATGCTTTACTGCAATCAAAAAAGCAACCCTATCTAATTCGGATTGCTGTTTCATTTCCACTTGTGTTCTATCCCTCATTCTTCCGATAAGGTCAAACACATACAATTCATATTCATCTCTGAAACTATCGTCATATACGAGGTCGGGGTCTATGCCGTTTTCTTCGGCAAAATCATCCCTCTCCTCGTCATAGACCGACATAAAGGCAGCTACGATTAGCAGTTGTAATCGCAGTGCCTCCACCTTGTCATCAGTCATTGCGTATAAATAAATTAATTCATCGCTCATTTAGAACTCCAATTTGTCCGCTTTCACTTTAGCATTTTGAATTTTATCAGTAATGCCTAAGATTTTAGCCATACTTTCATTGTCTAGGCTGTCATTAAAACCTTTGATGAATTCATCGTCTGTGATTTGTTTTGGTACTAAGACCAACTCGTCTTTGTCTTGTGTGACTTCGTAAGCTACTAATACGTTAGTATATACGGCTCCGCTCGCTTTCTCATTGATGGCTCTGTAATCTGTTACTACTTCGTAAATAGTCTTGCCATTACGTTTGGTTTTTCTGTAGCGGTTTAGAAAGTACCTATCGGGGTCAATCGCAACGTGGTTTCTTTTAGAACGTGCGTAAGTGTAGCCGTCGGGGTTTACTTGTCGTACCCCAAGGTCAATCTTCTTTTCCCCTGCTTTCACCGCCATCAAATCAGCCGTTGTTAACTTCACTGCGTCCTCAAAGCTGAATACTGGTTGGTTGTTAATCTCCGCTACTGGTTTAACCTCGTTTGCCTCACTTAGTGTTTCAAATAGTGTTCCCATTTCAATTCCTCTCTTTCTTTCTTGTGATAATATTTAATATCTTCTTAAAAAAGCCCACCTTTTTAGTGGCAAGCGTTTTTAGTTCTCCATTGGCGGTTCTAATATCGCCGTCTAACATATCCATAAGCCCATCGGCTACTCTTTGGTCTTGCTCATTTCCGTATCGTCTGATGTCGATTGCCTGTTTAACAACTTTCATTCGGCTATCGTTTTCATCAACGACTTGCTTCATCTCGTACTTATCGAAATAAATATACCTAACACCTATCTTGTCAGCAATCCATGTTGATATCTGTACGGCAAATTTTTCCCTTAGCGGTATAATGTCACCCAGCATATCCTTGTCGATTATTTTATCTTGACTGATGTTTCCGCTAATTTTATCCACGCCTACGAGAGTTGGCGATATACCTAACATTTGGGCTATTATTCTTCCCTCGTTTTCGGTAGCCCACTTTAGAAGTTCGGTTGCTTTTGTTACTCGTGGTAGATGCTCTATGTCACCATCGAAGTAATCAGATATTGCAATGACGTTATCGGAACTGGATTTTTTAATCTGTTTGCCGATATCCTCAATCTCTTTCTTGATTTTTTCCGTGCGTCCATCTCGTGCTGCTTGCCCTTGGTTTAATATCTGCCCTGTACTTTGAGCATTTTCACCAGTGTAGTTTTTATTGACCCTAAGAAGTATTCGCCCTGGTCCGTCATAAATGATGTCGTGGTTCAACCTCTCGTAAAACGCTGCAAGAAGTTGTAACCGTTGCTGGTCATATTTAAGCGGTGATACTCCGTCGTTCTTAGATGTGTCATTCCTAAGATTTAACAATTCATCTTTTGACAAAATCATTATTTTGCGGTCTTTGTCGATTACAACGCCCGTACGCTCAAATAGGTCTCGGTCAAAATCCAATTCTTCGGTGTTCATGTCCCAAATCTTCTCACCACATACCGAAACGATAAAACCGATAACTTCCTTGAAACCGTAATGTGTTTCATTATCTTCAAGCAGACAAGCATAATGCCTTGAATTAACATTTATAATCCCATCGTCACCAAGCCACCTTATACCGTTCTTACCAAATACCAACGCTTGCTTGATTGCCTCTCTTAAGACATTGAGATTTGAAACTCCTTGAATGTTCTGTGCGTACAAAAAAGCATCAAGCTTCTTGTCTTGTTCTTCGTCGCCAGTTGTCAATCCATTAGAAAAGATAAAATTGATAATTCTATCAACTACATAAGACATTGACGGTAGATTATGGTACAGCCAGTCAATGAAATCCTCCATCACTTTGTATTCAGTTTTCTTAAACGTGCTAATATCAGTACATACCGTATTGCACCGAAGCATATCGTCTAATATCTCCGTGCCGATTTGCTTTATGTCGTTTTCTGATGTAATCCCCATTTTCCACCTCATTTGGTAAAATATTCATAGTTTTATGCAGTATTTTTGTCTAACCTCGTGCTTTTTTATACCGTATGGTATATTATTCACTTTTTATGTATGTTTATTCGTCTTGATACACTAAAATACCCCCATCAAGTTGATGGAGGATAAGAGCGTGTATTGATAACACAACGCTATCTGTTAAGTCTGGGCTTCGCCCTAGTACCTGCTTAATCTGTTCTTTTGCTATTATCGCTGTCTTGCCATTCTTTAGTCTTGTTGCTTGTGTTGCGTTCATCTCATCTCTTAAATCGTTTGCCATACTCTGCGTGAACGTGATTTTGTTATCGTCCATCAATGATTGTAGGTCTAGATACATTTCAGCCCTCTTGTTGCTTGCGTATTCAGCCGAAAAATGCCTTTGCTTAACTCTTGCAGGGGTTGGGCTGCTTCCAAAGTTAATGCCCTTTATATCGAAGTTTACGGCTTTTTGTGTTAATCCCTCAACCATGTAAACCCCATAGCCAATATCAACGCATACTTGCTTGATGCGGTACTTATTGATAATTTTTAACAGTGTTTTAATTATCGCCTGTGATGTTACTCCGTCTATCCAGCCTTGCTTATCAACTGTGATGTGGTCGATAACTCTCACTTGTCCATCTCTCGTTATTGCTGTCAGTGTTGCTTCTATGCCGTCCTTGCCCTTATAGGCACTGTCTACCCCTAGGTAGTACTCGTAATCGTCTTGTAGTGGGCTGTCGTCTATAACAGGCTCACCGAATAGGCTTTCTTCACTGTAGTCCTCCAACTCACATAGCAGGTAACGTTTACAGGTTGATTTGTTTTTGAAGAACTCTGAATTAATAATTTGCTCTTTTGACTTTATGCGTCCTTCTTCTAATGCGGTGCGTGCGTCCATCCAAATGATTAATGTCTTTGGTGGTACTACGTCTGCGGTCAAGTCATCCCAAAACTTCCCAGCATTATGCGGGTTTGATATTCTAACGTTTGCAAACTCTATACCATCTTCGCTTGCAAACTGTCTACGTCCTAATTCTGCGTAGGTATCATCTTGTATCCTACTGGCTTCATCTATTAAAGTATCGCCCGCTAGTCCAATAGCGTTATTACCTTTCAATTGACTGGTGAACGTTTCCCCCAGTGATATACCCTTAATTAACCCGCTGCCTTTAAATCCTACATTCTTCTTGGATAACGAAGTCTGCAACCGCTCTATTTTATCCGCTGGTTCTAGTAGCTTGCTCTTTACTTCATCATCAACAGTCTGCAAATGTTCCATGACCTTACCCATGATAATCTCAGTTGTATTTGAGCAATCGCCCGCTACATAGACCTTACTGCCTTGATTGGCTCTTAGTATACCTAGCTGTCCTAACGTCCATGATTTACCGTATTGCGACGGTGTGACCGCTACTATATCCGTGTATTTGCCACTTATGATTGCTCCTATGATTAACGCTTGCGTGAAGTACAACTGATTGCCAAAGTACATGAATGTTTCTTTGTAGCCAATCTCTGCCAGTTCTCTAGCTTCCTCCATTGATACGCTTAATCGCTTATAGTGCTTTGG